AGATCAGCAATCTTCGTCTCGTCGATGAGCACCGAGGCTGCAGCGTAGACCTCGTTGGCGTCCGTGGCAGACCCAGCCGACGGGACTAGCCACAGGCCATACGTGCGGTCGGCGGCCGACGGGTTGTGGATCGTCAGCGCCGTGATGGTCACGCGCGCGGTGGCCGTGTAGATCGCCCCCGAACTGGACGGGAGTTGGCCGATCGCCAGGCGTCGTGCTGTGGATGGCATGGGGGCGTCCTACGTCTTGAGCCGGATAGCTTTGGTCCCGGTGCTGGTCTGTACGCGCACGGGAGTTGCGTTGGTGTCTGCCAGCTCTACAAGGTAGACGGCGTACAGTGTGCCATTCTTGTTCACCTTGAGCACCCCTCCCATGCCGGTCGGCGCGTCGGCTTCAGCCACGAGGCACAATTCGCGCACTGCGCCGCCGTAGTAGACGCGCAGGCCGGCGAACTGAGTCGGGAATGACGGAGGTGGCGCGACATCTGCGCTCGACGGCCGGCCTTCGCGGCGCAGGTAGACATCGTTCCCTGTCTGCCCCGAGTACAGATAGACATCGATGAGCGGCGTGCGGTCTGGACGCAGGTAGACATCGTTGCCGCTCTGGCCGGGGCGCAGGACGACGATGATTGACACGTCATGCTCCCACCAGTGTGTTCACGGTCGTGCCAAAGATGTCCGGGCTGCCGGCCTTGTAGGCAACGATGTAGTGCGTGTCCGGGGAGTACCAGGATTGCAGCAGGAAGTTCCCGCTGGCGTCGCTGGTGATCTCCATGATGAACAGGTCATCCGACGTGCGGAACAGTTGCACCACGCACGAGCCAACGGGCGCGCCGTACTGGTCGCGTGTGATGCCGACGAAGCCGACGCGGGAGGCAGCGCCTGCGGTGATGCGCCGCAAGAGCTTGCGCCACACCGGCAGGATCAGCCCGACGTCGGCCCCAAGATCGCCCACGAAGCCGCGATTACCGGGCCAGTAGTCAGAGTAGAACCCCACGAAGCCGGCGTCGTGCCGCACCGGCAGTCGGGCTCGGGCATCTTCGACCGGCTGGCTTTCCCGGTGCAGGCGCATGTCCTTCCGCTCGAGGCGGAATTGGGGGAGCGCCGCGCCGATGAAGTTGCTCATGCGTAGCCTTCGGGCCTTGCCTGAGCGTCCGTTGCGGTCGGCGGGAGGAGCAGCCACCCGCGATCCTTGGCGTTAGCCTTCACGCAGTCACGAGCCTGATCGAGGATCGTCAGGAACAGAGCCTTGTCGCCGAACGGCCCGTCCATCGACATCGTGCCGTCAGACGACACGCGGATGGTGACCGTGGCGACATGAGTCGGCGCGACGAGCGCGTCGTGCTGGAGGCGCAGGTAACGGTCTTCGTCGCGCATCAGGCGTCAATCACCGCGTTCACGTCCATCGCCACGGCGGCCGTGATGTTCCAGCCCACGATGGCGCTTGATGCCGCGATGATGAGACCGCGCGGGAAGGTCCACACGACGCCGACACCGATGGTGGCCGCCGAGTTCCACCGACGGTGATAGATCGTCGGGGCGGTCGGCTGGGCGGACCACGTGATGTGCCCGTTCACGACGGACGCCGGATCACCCGGATCATCCTGCTGGAACAGCACCGCACCGGACTGCGTGCCCAGCGTCGCCGGGCGGCCGAGGCCGATCGACTGCGCCGTACCCGTGACCTGGATCATCGAGTACTCCAGCAGCGCCGCGCGCACGGTTGCCGGCGTGTAGATGCCGAAGTTCGCGTTCGCGATGGTCGTGCCCGAGGTACGGGCGGCTTGCGATTGGATTGCCATTAGAGATCAGTCCTGTTGGTCGATCGCGCACGACGCGCGCGTTGCGCAGTAGACATTGCCGCTCTGTGCCCCTCGCCGAACAGCTTGCCCTCGGCGGCAAGCCGCTGCATGGTTTTTGAGCGCTTCGCCCTCGTCTCAGCGGATTGTTTACGGCCTACCCCGCTCGCGGCGATAGCGGCGCGATGCTCTGGCGTTGCCCGCCGCCCCTTGTTCCACGCCGGCCTTCCCAGCCTGGACGCAGACATCCGGGCCCCAGTCTCGGCGGTGTGCTTCTTCCCAAAAAATGGGTTCCGCGCGCCGACGCGCTTTTCGCGCAGAAGCTGTTTGCTTTCTTCCGCCCACACGTGGCGATCCGCCAGCGTGTTCGCGTTGTAGAGTCGATCTCTGCCTTCGGCCAAAACTCTGTCGATCTCCGCTTGCTCGTGAATGAGGAGTTCTTCGACAAAGCACTCCTTCAGAACCTCGAACCTGAACACGTCGACTCCGTGCTTCGACGCGGAGTTCTGAAGATGCCTGCACGGGTGCTTGCCCGCGCGTAGTTGCTTGAAGTGCTCCTGCTTCCGCCTATCAAAACTGCTCGTCGATCCGACGTACACGTCGTCGGTCACGGTGTTCCGAATCTGGTACACGCCGCCAATCATAAATCTACTCGCAACCAGATTTCGCCGACAGCCGGAGAACCGGGGTCGGACGTGCGGTTTTCGATGCGAAACTGCAGCGCCTGCTGCTGCACGAAGTCCACGGAAGCGACCGGGGCCGGCACTGCATCCAGCGTGGGCGTCGTGCCGCCGGACTCGAGGTCCGACACCCGGCTTTGGAGACCGGCAACCTGTGGCAGAAGCTGATACGCAATGACCTCGCTCATGACCGAGGCGCCCAGACGACGTAATCGCTGACCGGCGCAGGACGCGGCGCAACGATAGCCCTTTCGGCTTCCAGCGAACGCACGCGGTCCTCGAGGTAGGCCAGGCGGGCAGTCATGCTGGCCAGCATTGCAGCCGACGTGTTGGCTGTGCTGGTCACATCATCGACCATGTCCCCGTCGCCACCCGTTCGACGCCAGAGCGCAAGCAGCCACTCGCGGAACTCGGTGGAGATTCGCACGTCGATCGCAGGCCGGCTGCCCTGAGTAGGCAGCCGACCGACAATGTCCACCATGCGAGGCGAGCCAACCGACGCCATGGTCAGTTCCCTATGAACACGTCAGCGTGGGCTTCGATCCACGTCTGCTTGTAGGGGTCGGTGCTCTTGAAGCGGAAAAGCCAGTCCTCCGCGCGCCCGAGTCTAGTCCAGACGGCAACGGCTGAATAGGCACCCTGGAGGCCGGTGTTGCCCTGCAGCCCCGAATCCCATGTCCGCCCGCCGTCCCGGCTGATCTGCAGCATGATGATCGGGTCCACCGCCAGCGCCCCGGTGCCGGACTCCATGCGAAGCTCCAGCCGCGGGATGCTGATCGACTTCACGTCTGCCGACAGCGGCGCAATGGCCCGGATCCGCTCAATGGTCTCGCCACCGTCCGTGTAGGTCGTCTCCGAGATCTCGTAGATGACGCCCGAGGCCGGCGCCATGGCCAGCGTCTTTCCGGCGTACCGCACGATCCAGTCGGGTCGCCACCGCACGTCGCCCGTACCGGAGCGGCGCTCGTGCCACGTTGCCTTCCCCGTCAATTCCGAGTGCGTGGCGTCGTAGACGAAGGTACGGGCGCCGACGGTAAGAGCGTAGAAGTGGTGCCCCCGCCATGTATGCCCCGTCGCTGTCGCGTCGGCCCAGTCGGACTCATTCTGCCTCAGCCACTCCTCGACGCCAAAGTTCGACACGCGCTGCGGCTGGTAGCCGTTGATGACGTAGACGATGCCGTCCTCGCCGAGGAACAGCACGCGGTTGTCGAGCAGCACGGCGCTGTACTGGGCCGCGCAGCCGCGATCCTGATGCGTGCCATCCTGGCGCTCGAATGCGAAGTCGGCGTTGCCTGTGTTGCGCCAGTATTCGATGGACCTGGCACCAAGCAGGATGGTCTCCCGGTGCGACATGACCATGGCCACGATGTCGTCCGGGTTGCCCTCGGCCACAGCGTTGTCTGTCCCGATCCACGTGGAACCATCGTTCAGGTTGGAGATCCAGAACTGCCCACCGAGGTCGCCGGTCGGGAAATCAGGGTCAGTGATGGCGTCAAGCCCGTCGGCCACGCTGTAGGTGTAGCCGCCGTTGATGGTGCCAGACACGACGAAATACTGGTCGACGAACCCGACGTTGCCGCCGCGCACAATGATCAACTCGTCCGTGCTGTTGGCCGCCATGCCGCATCGATCTACCCCGTCGATGTTGCCGATGATGGTCTCGACGCCAGCCGTGCTGACCGACACGAGGCTGGTGCCGTTGACGACGTACAAGACGCCCGCCATGACGATGGCCCCACGAATGGTGCCCTGCGTCAGCGTCGCCCACGTCGACAGCCCCGGCGTGCTGCGCAGGATGACCTTGGAGCGCGCTTTCTGCTCCATGACCTCCGGGTACAGGTTCACGCACTCCTGCGCCACGGCAGGCGAGCACCCGATGTCGTAGGCGCCTTCAGCGATGCCCAGGGCGGCCATCAGCGACGCCCGAAGCGGCGGGGCCTGATGTACGTGCTCTCCATTTCAGCATCGCCGAGCTGGGCCTCGAGGAACAGCCGGTCGGCGTCGGCGCGCAACTCGGCGCGGCGACCGGCGTCGAGTTGGCCGTACTGCGGTTCGATGACCTTGGCCAGGTTCATGACCAGCGGCAGTTGCCATTCGATCGGGAAGTCCGGGTCGTCGTCGGTGTTGTCCATGTCGGACAGCGCCCGCTCGACGGTGATGCCAAGCAGTTCCTTGACGCTGTTCGGACGCTGCCACAT